CAATTAGGTCGCGCCTCTGATTGATTGCGTTGCTATAAGTGTTTGACATCGGATCAGAAGACGCGAACCATGCTGGAATGCCTATTGCTCTGCAAAGCTCTAGGGCTATGTATTGTCTGGCTTCATTCATCTGCATTTCAGATGGGTTGAAGCCCAATTTCTCCAATACGACATCGGCATTCAAGAATGCAGTGGCTCGCTCTTTGCGCGCTCTGCTCCAAGAATCTAAAAGTGTGCGAATGCGATCTGCTGGCATCGCTGTGCCATTTGTCTTCATGACTGTAAGTGGTGCTGGCTCTCTAGCGTAATTTAATGCCGTGCGCTCTAGCCAAGCGCCTGCCTTAATAGTCTGCCCTGCACGATTTAGCAATCCCTCGTCCATGCCCATAAATACTTTTATGTCTTGATTAGGCACTGCCATGCCGTCAATTGCATAGCCTGTTATCTCTGTGCTGCGCGCATTTGTCTTTACGGTCACGCGTGTCGGTGCAATTCTTTCGGCAGCTCTAACGCGCCCATCTTCAGCGTATCTATCTATTACTCTCAAATATGCGTAGCCATAAAAAATAATATCTTCGGCAATCCATGACCAGACATTTGCTCCCGGAACTCTTGGATCAGGTTGATTGATAACTCTTGGCGGCTCAATTCTTGTCTCTGTTGATTTCTGCCACACATCGATATAAGTGCTGGCGACTGTTGAGCAAATTATGTTTCTAGCGCGAGCAAGTGTTGGCACAGCCATAGCTTCTTCTCTAAGTGCTGTGGTAGATGTTGCAAAGTATGATGCAAATGCATCAAATGAATTCATCGGCAAAAATTCAGCTGCCGTGACTGGCGCAGGTAGAGCTTTAGGCGCTCCTAATACAAATTCACGAAATCCCATGCCCGAATTGTCGCGCTCTTATACGCCTAGCCAATGAGAATATCTACTTCCGTCTCTTGGCGTGTCGCAAAGTGTGTGACTAGAGCTGCTGCGACTGTGGCACAAACTGCGACCTTTGATGCTCGCCGACCTATGACCCATGCGCCATCGCCATAAGGCAATTTTGAAGCTGAAAGAATTTGCTTTGTAAATTCTGGCTGACCCTTATGGCGTAGGCGATTTGAGACCACAGCCGATAGCAATTGATCACAGCTCATCGCATATTCAACCCCGTCAATGTCTGTGGTCGCAATACCTGCTGGAGATAAACGCATCGCCACAGCCGAAGCCGTGCGCTTGGAATAGACCACAGATTCCAGCCCTGTAAAGCGCCTAGCATAAGGCGCGATGTCATTGGCAATGGTCTTATCGTCTAGCGATACAGGATTGTGCCAAGTGTGGAGAAGCTGGACAAAGAACCTTTCATCGTCAATTCTTTGAGCTGCAACCAGAGCTCCATGACGGCGATCAGGGCTAAGATCTATCCCTAGCCATGTGGTCTTGCCTTCGTCCAGCTTCAACGATGTATCTTCGCAATCTGCCCATTCTTGCGTAGGGATTGCAGGATTGATTGAATCCACCCAGCGACATAAAACCTCGGTGCGAAAGACATCTGGCGCATCGTGTGTTGCCGATGCAATGTTGTCAATGTGAATAGTGCGACCCATTGACGGATTTGCATGCTTCCAATTCTCTAGATTATGAATGTCATCGGTCGGAGCGCTCCATTCAAAGTAGCCAATGTCATCTGTGCCTGATCCTGCCGATGCCTGCAAGCCGCGCTCTCTCAGTTGATTAAGAATTACAGAATGGCTATCACCTGCATTCGATAAAGTCCAGACCTGAGGATTCTTAGCCGCCATCATCGTGTATTTCATAGATGACCACGCATCTAGGTCTTTGTGCTCTCTTAATTCGTCCATAAAGACCGTCTCTGGCTTAGATATACCTCGCGCAGCACTATTGGCAGCCTTAACCATATAGCGCGAGCCATGAATCGTCTCAACTTCTTCAGAGCCATGCGCCCAGCGAATCTTCTTGACCTGTTTAGCAAGCTCATCATTGCCTTCGATGATATTGACTAAGTGCCTAAAGGTCTCTAGCGATGTCGTAAGCCTATGAGCTGAGCCGATTTGCAGTGAATCTTTTTGCACAAATAGTCCCCAGAGAATCCTAGAGATCATTAATGTGCTCTTACCATTCTGCCTCGCTACGACCGCGCAAATCAGTGGGAAGTGAAATCTGCCATCGCGCTTGACTCTCATTGCCTGCACTGCGAGATATTTTTGCCAGCCCATAAGCTCTAGACCGCATTGAGCGCTAAAGTCAATCAGTTCCCAGCCTCTTGAGCGCAGATTTGGGACTTTAGATTGAATTCTTGGCTTCATGTAGCCAAGTTCCACACCTCCTAATCCCGATGCGCCCTGAATCAAGCGGAGGTCAGCCATGTGATACCGATTCAGTCTGAGCTTGGCTTGAACTGGTTTGGTCTGCTCGGTTTCGTGGTGAAATTAAACCATGCGGGGTCGGTGGTGTCCCGTCATTAATAAAAAAGCCCCTATGTGATTTATTTCTTCCAATGTTGCAATTGTTGCACAATACACGCAGGTTATCTAAATGATCTGTGCCGCCCTTAGATCGCTCAACTATATGATCAATGGTTAAGTTCTCTTCAGCTAAACAGGTTGAGCAGTAGCGACCATCTCTCTTGAATACCATCTCTCTAATCTTGCGCCACTGTGATGTGCTACCAGTCTTACGCAGTGATGATGACACTAATACCAACCTCTCTTAAATGATGATGCTAAAGCCCCATCACATATCTGTCCATCGTATCTAGCATCAATATATTTAAGTGTAGCTCTTATCTGTTGTCTAGGTGTTAGGTCTCGATACCAAGTAGATCGCATCTGTCCTAGTCCATAGTGCGATCCATTCTTTGCCCAATATCTCCACGATGACTCTCTATGTATAAGCTCTACAAAGCATGTAAATTCATTCCAATCATCTATCAAATTATGTGCATATAGTTTAAGATTCATGTGATGATTTGTATTTGCATTAGCTGGTGTGTGTATAAGTGCGAGAGCCGCAAAGGCTAATAGCATAGAGAGCCCCCCGATGCGTTTGCTTAGCGAGCTAACACGCGTAGCGGCTCGCGCAAGCCCTCGGAGCATAGCGAGGCTGTCAAGCATGAGCGTAAAGAATTGAGAGTTTCTAGACATATCGGACATCTACTTTCTCCACGCTCTTACATAAGCCACAATTCTTTCAACATCTGTGGATAACTCTGAGCCCTTGTTAATGAGATAAAGCTGCTCTATGTCAAGGGCTAAAGCTTCAAGCCACTGGTGCTGGAATTGGCACATAAGATGAAGACTTTTTGTATGTGTCAATAGATCGCAAATGTATTTGACCAACCCACCATGATGAGTCTTTGGTAGATTTGTAGCGATCTTGCTTAGCAATACTGATTGGTATCCAACCCTTAATGCTATAAGTAGGGCATGATCCTGTGACTAGAATTGCAATGTCAGTCTCTCTATCACGCGGCACAATAATCAAAGAGCCTTCATCGTATCTAGTCCATTTGACCTCAATGTTAGAGCCTACATCGGCGCGAGATTTAAATCGTTCATCGCCTAAATCGCCATAGGTAAGACCTAAGTAATTGCCTACTGCTAACTCAGCTGCAACTGACTCCATTTGCACTTGGCAGAATTGAAAGAAATTGCCCTTGAGGCGCTTCCAATCCCCGGGATTGTCAGCCTTGCGATTGTATTGCTCCATAAATTGTGGCAGGTAGCGTTCAGCTCTTATTCGACCTATCTGGCTGCACCTAATAATCTGCTCTTGAGTCAATGTGTATTTCATCGCGCACGCTCCTGAAGATAATCCTGATAATCAGCTGGGCTTAGCCATTGACCATCAACTTCTTTGAACCATATCGGTGGGCATTGATCTTGGCGCGACTTAGATGGGCAGGTGTAGCCCTGATAAGCCTTGCCCGTTTTGTCCGATATGCCTGATTTCATAATCATATGACCATGCTTGCAGAGAGGGGATTGCCTTACGACTTCCGCGCCCAGTGTTGCTTGCAGACTCTCTATTGCCTCAGCCATAGATGGCACTGGATTACGCATTGCCTCGGTTGCAGACTTGGCATTCATCTGTTCTACCTCATAGGCCGTCAATAGGCTGTGCGCGGCATTCTGACGGCCTT